CGATTTGACCAACGAGTTCCAAAAGAAAACGTATGTACTTTCTGGTGGCAACTTTGCTTTTAGTGGAAGCCACAATATCACTGGCGATATTATTCGTGGCACACTGGAGGTTGGTTCAGACAACCAGTATGTGCTGAGTTTGTACGCAGGTTCAATCACTGTCAATACGACAAAGGCTTCAAGCGGCACAATCACGCTTGTCGGTTCGTTATCATCTTTTTCATCTGATATTAGAGATGTGACCATCGATGAGGTAACTACACGGGAAGGCAGCAAGATTTCGTTTGTCTGCGGCACTGGCTCTATGTATTTGACAGCAAATGTCAGTGATTACCAAAAATACTCTGTGCAGTTGGAACTGTATGACTACTCGCTGGATGTTCTTGCAGATTTGGCTACACCTACATATGAATTTTCGGTTGACTCTGCAAACTTCGTATTTGCCCAAGAATTCGCACCGTTTCGAAACCGCTTGGAGCTGGGTAAGGGCGTGTATCTCAACGTCGGCGGTAAGCAGACAATCACGCCATATATCATCGAGTTTGAGTTAGATTTTGAAAAGCACAGCAATTTCTCGGTTGTCTTCTCAAATCGTTTTAAGCGAAAAGACTATGTCAATACATTGAAAGATATGGTAGAGACCAGCTACTCTACCAGCCGCAGCTTCGATGCCAACAAGTATTTGTATAATCAGGCTGCAAATCAAGCCGCGTCAGTCTCGAAGTTTATGAAGAGCTCATTGGATGCGGCAGTCAATACAATTATTGCCGCCAAGAACCAGAGTGTTGTTATCAACGGTAGTGGTATCCATGTCGGAGGTGATTCCAAGTATCAGCTTCGCATTGTAGATAGCATGATTGCTATGACCGACGATAACTGGGCGACCGCAAAGCTTGCTATTGGTCTGTTTGCGTCCGACGAGGTTGGAACGTACTTTGGTGTGAACGCAGAGGTTATCGGCGGTAAGCTTATTGTTGGCAACAATCTTGTTATTGAGAATGAGACCGACGACGGTGTCATGCAGTTCAAGGTGGACTCAAGCGGCGCATGGTTGAACAACTCCACGTTTGTTCTCCAAAAGGACAACGGCGGCAAGATTCTCATTGACCCTATGTATGGTATTGCCGCAGGCACAGGTGACCTGTACTCCGTAGATGGCACAACTGTTTATCCGTCATTTATTAGTCTTGGACGCAGCCGTGATAATATTCTGTTCGACGATGACGGGATGCCTCAGAATGCAAATTTCTATCTCGATATCGATGATGGCAGCGTCTACATTCGTGGCAAGGTCTCTGCTACTTCCGGTAAAATCGGTGGTTTCACTATTGAAGACGACTACCTCCACGCTGGTAGTGGAAGTGACTATATCGCTCTGAACGGTTCTGGCACAAATGCTAACTCCGCCTATGCAATGTGGGCTGGTGCAGCCGCTCCCGCATCTGCGAAATTCTGGGTAAAAAAGAATGGCGATATGTATGCAAAGAGTGGTACGTTTCAAGGTGTCGTGTCTGGCGCATCGTTCAAGGACAAGTCTGGCAATTCCATGATGAATAGCAACTATGAGTTCACTGCTGGATACCTCAATCTCAATGGACTGAATGTTGGAAACGGCAATTTTACAGTCGATGCCAGTGGTAATGTTTCTGTTCGAGGTAGCATCACAATGGCTGCTGGTTCATCAATCAACTGGGCTTCTGTCACAGAATCAAACGTTGGAAATAGCAGCTCATATCAGAGAGCTAATACCGCCTACAACCTTGCAAACACCGCGAACTCAAATGCAGGTGATGCATACAACTTGGCGAACACCGCTTTGCAGGCTGCCTACGACAATGCATTGAGCGACAGAGATATCTTCAATATGCTTACTAACGGAAGCACGCGGTTTGGCATTTTTAGCGATTCAACATCGAACAGGCTATATATCAATGCAAATTACATCCGCTCTGGTACTATTGATGCTGATATTATAACTCTCGGCAGTGATTGGGGTGGCTTCAAGTGTGCACTTGGTTCTGACGGTACTGGTCGTTACACCTATGGTGCTAAAATGTATGGGTCTAATGAGGAGTTTTATTTTATCGCTACAAATGCTGGTGTCCGTATGCAATCCGATGGTGAATCATTTGTTGTCACAAGTACCCGTATTGTTGCAAGTACGGATATAGACACCTCTTCGGACAGGCGATTGAAAAACAATATCTCGTCCGACTTAGACAGGTACATCCCATTTTTTATGCGTTTGCAGCCGAGCGTCTATCGGTTTAATTCTGGTCGAAGTGGTAGGTTCCATACTGGCTTTATCGCGCAAGAAGTAGAAGACGCATTGCGTGATAGTGGTCTTAGTACGCAGGATTTTGCTGGATTAGTAAAGTGCTCCGGGCTGAATGATGCACATTCAAAATATACAGACGAGTATTCTCTGCGCTATGCAGAATTCATTTCCCTGAACACTTACATGATTCAGCGATTGTACCGGCGTATTGACGAGCTCGAACGGAAACTTCAAGCAATTGAAGCATAATAACTCCACGATTGAAAAGCACCCGAAGGCTTTTGTAAGGAGTGGCACATCCTATGGTGTTCCGCTCCCGATTTTATTTACCCAAAAGATATAAAGGAGAGCCATATGAAAGACGAGATTATGAATCGACTTGCCGCTGTTCTGAATGCGTTGAACGCAGTTAGTGTAAACGGCAAACAAAACCTTGCAAATCTGAGTGGCAGCATTGCTGTTATCGAGGAGGTTGCCGCTATGCTGAGTGATGCTTCTATCGAAAAGGCTTCCGCAGCAGATGGCGAAAAGAAAAAGTAAAGGTGGTGAACCTATATGCCCTGTGATTACAGCCCATATACGTTACCGACCATTGACTTCGTAGCTGGAGAGACGCAGGACTTTGCGTTCTACACCTACTTCTATAAGAGCCACCAGCCGTTTGCGCTGAGTGGGTGTACGGCAAACTTCTCTATTGTTAGCTTTATCAACAAGACAGGTGTACCGATTCTTACGAAGCCAATGGAATCACATTTTAACGATGATGTCACCGCAGAAAATGTGTTGGCGGTCACATTAGACCCGTTGGACACGGTAGATTTGTGTGGTAAGTACATCTATCAAATCACTATCAAAGATATTAACGGCAATATCGAGATTCCCAAACAAGGCATCTTATTTATTACCAATAATATCAACAAGAGTTTCATCAGGCAATAAACCGGGGCGTATGCACCCGGCTTTTATTATGCCCATTTTTAGAGGAGGACAGATTCTATGAATACAACCTACTTTCTGAATTGTGCGGCAGGCAATATTTTCAACACGAAAACGTCTCCTGCTCTGCCAAAGACCTATTACATTGGCTTGAGCACCAGCGCCCCTGCTATCAATGGTACTGGTGTAAACGAGCCGTCCACAGATGCTGGCTATGCTCGTGTGAAGTTGAGTTCCCTTGGTGAGCCGGTTGACGGTGTTGTCACCAACAGTCAGGCTATTAACTTCAATGAATCAACTGCGAGCTGGGGCACGATTACCCATTTCGTTATTTACGATTCCGCCACTGTTGGCGAGGGCAATCTCCTGATGTATGGTACGCTCTCTACACCGCGTAGCGTTGAGACTGCAACCATTATGACCATCAAGGAAGGCTATCTGTCTCTGTCTGCTCAGAACCCCACCTGATAAGGAGTTGAGTCGCATATGGCAAAAGAGTTTGATATTTACCTAAACAAACGACTTACTGAATGCGACATTATCGTCTACTCCATTCCATTCCGTGATGGATTGACCGCGACGAACCGTATGATTTTGGAGAGTTGCCTTGAGAGCTATACCCTCCAGAAGTTCATCGCTGTTGAAACTGGCTCCGAGCTGGTCTCTCATATCGACAAGATGATTAAGACCTGTAATGAGCGGCTGCACATGGCATCAACTTGGGGCATCGATTTGGAGTTCCAAACGCACTATGTTCTCAATCCTGTCCCAACCGTCATTGAGATTGCACCAAACGATGATTTGCAAACGCTTCGGAATATGTTTATGAGCGTTGAAGACAAGCTGCAAATCACCGCCGCATCTATAGATGCTATGGTTGCCAAGTCGTTGGGCGAAGGCGGTTCGAGAATGAATATTGACGCTGAAGTGCGCCAGTCTCTCAAGAATAGTCTTCTCCGCCCTGCGGCGGCACTTCCAGTTGACACCAAGGTGCGCCAGATTTCAGAACAAAATTTCCTGACCATTGATGCTCCGGTCGAACCGAGTGCGGAAATCGTTGACCTTTGCTACCGTTTCTATACTGCGGCGGGGACAGCTATGCAGATTGCCGCCGCTGTCATTGAAACAGAGATTCACTTTTCTCTCGGCAGCGGCGAATCTGGAATTGAGCTCTCCGCAAGTGCAGATGGAACGGCAAAAAAGTATGAGGCAATACAGAGTACAGTCGAAATCCTTGCTGGCATCACGGAGAAAATCACACAATTTATGGCACCGGAAAAGGGTGGCATTTTGTTGTCAGCAGCAGCCACACCAATCTTGAAGCGGCATAGACTGCTCAACGAAATGGACGCAGACACGCTGCTGACTTATGACGATATGGCGCTGGAAGACATCGACTACATTATCCTATAACGAACGGAGGTGACGCGAGTGATTTATATCAAGCTGGATGACAGTATGAACCTCGTTATCACTGTGAATGAACCGATTTATAGGGGCGACAACTTGAATCAGAAAATCATCTACCTGATTCCGTTGCAGGTCGGCGAAATCGATATGCTGACTGCGACCCCTTATTTGAGCTACATCCGTGCAGACGGTGTAGCTGACATCGTGCGGCTGGAACGTCAAGACGAGAAATACAAAGAAACCTACTACCAATATGTGTTTCCGGTTTCTTGCCGACTGACAAAGTTCCCCGGAGAAGTTTGCTCATGGCTTCAAATCTTCTCGGGCACGCCGTCTAACCCGACCATCGCAAAGAGCGGCGAGTGTCTGCTTTATGTCGAGGAATCCAAGAACATGGACGACTATATCTGCGACCATCAGCTTTCAGCTATTTACGAGATGCAAACAGAGGACACGGAGAGCAATATGGACGCCATCCAAGAGGAGATTGACAAGCTCGTTAAAGGTGATGACGTTATCCATTTTACAAGCAATAGCGGCAACGACCCAGTGGACGAAGATGCCGTGATTCAATTCTGATTGACGGAGGTGATATGAGATGGGCGTGAGAGTCGCTTACGGAAAGAAAGGTAGAATTTCCGCTGCAATTGCTTCCGGTACTATCCCGAGAGATAGTCTGATTATCACCAGCGACAGCAAAGAGTCCGAACTGTATTTCTACGATGCGAATGGTGAGATGAAAAATATCTCCGAGCGCAAACAGTTTGAGACGTTAACCGAGGCGCAAGCGTGGGTCAAGACCTACGATTGTGCTGGACACATTATTTCAGTGCATAACGGTTCTGATTGGGTTCCGTATATCGTTTCTGCTGACGGGAAATTGTCTCCCGTTAATGCAGGCGACATTAGCGTTGGCGATGTCAAAGTGATTGATGGAGGCGCTGCGAACGGTATCCAATGAAACCATTCTGCAAAAATATTTTGAAGGAGGAAAGTTATGCCCAATACTACGATGAAAACCCAAATCCAAGTTCGGCGTGACACAACGGCAAATTGGCTTGCTAACAAAGACGTTGTACCTGCCGCTGGTGAGCCTTGCTTTGACTTGGAGCTTGGTACTCTCAAGATTGGTGATGGCGTTACCACTTATGAGAACCTGAAGGCTATCAGTGGAGCAAGTGCTGCCCATTATGAAGGTGTGAAGGCAGAGGGCGAAAGTGACAACGATGTCATTACTCGCGTTCTGACTGCGGCTGG